TAACCTATTTAGCGACGACATTATAGGGGACTTATTACTAGACGCGTTAGAAAGGCGGTAAATAATGCCTATAAAAATAAAAGCTAATACCAGCGTAAAAAGACTACTTACTAAAACAGAAAGGGGGCTAATTCCTTCTGTTCGTAAAGAATTTTCTAATAAGTTTAACCTGGCCAGGGTAAAGCGCCTTATATTACAAGACATGATACGAGGGGTAAGCCCTGTTAAAGGCGGCGGTAAATGGAAAAGGTACAGTAAAAGCTATAAAGAAGTTATACGAGGTAAAGCAGCCTATAGACGCTTACCTAACGGCAGGGTAATAAGAATAAGCGCCGATAGTGTAGAATCGCGTTTTAAGAAAGGTAAGCAGAACTTAGTAAACGACTTAAACGCAGACTTTAAAAGAAGTCAGAAGCCTAGTAAAAGAATAAGCCCTGTAAACCTTAGGCTTTCGGGTAAGCTACATAAGTCTTTATTCGCTAAAACCGTAGGGGGCTTTTTAAGAACCTTTAGGCTTAGAATAGGGTTTAACGATAAACTAGCCGATATACATAACCGACGCGGCGCAGGTAAGTCTAGGGTAACCAGGCGGCTACTACCTACTAAGTTCGGCGAAAGCTTTAATAGACGTATAACGTCTGGTATATTCGAGTTATTACAGAAGTCAGTCGAAAAAGTTGTAAAAGAATTTAATAGACAGTAAAGTAATTTCTGTAGAAAATAAAAACTAGGGTATGGCGAAGGCTATACCGCTTTTAAAGCGAAGGCTTTAGAAGAAGACATTTTTAGGGGTTTATATGCCAGTAGAGTTAAGCGAAGAAGAATACGCTAAGCTTAAAGAAAGCGCAGAAAAAGCAGCAGCTTTAGAAGCGTCTAAGCAGCGCGTAATCGAAGAAAGCGAACGCTTTAAAAAGCGCGCACAGGAAGCAGAAGGTAAGCTTACCGAAAGCGAAAAACGAAAGTTAGAAGAAGAAGGTAAACTTAGCGAAGCTTTAGCTTTAGAAAGAAAAGAAAAAGAAGAACTAAGGCAGAAGTACGAAAGTAAAGATAAACTTATCTTAAAAGAAAAACTTCGTACCGAACTTACTAAAGTAGCTAAAGACGCTATCGACGTAGACGACTTACTTCTTATTCAGGACAGCGAAGCCAGAAGCCTGCTTAAAACTGACGCCGAAAGCTTAACTATTAGCGGGGTAGAAGAATTCGTAGCGAAGGCTAGAGAACTTAAACCGCATTATTTCGGGCGAAAAGCTATGCCAGACTATAATAACTTAAAGACTGGTAACGACGATAGTAACGAAGACCACGCTAAAAGCGACGAACAGCGTTATATCGAAGAACTAAAAGCCTGCAATAGCAGGGCAGAAGTCGTAAAGGTTAAAAAGAAATACGGTAAACCAGTAGACGACTACTTAAACAGATAGTAAAATTTTCATAAGACTTAAAAAAGGGGTTAAAAATGCCATTTACTTTAAATTTATCAGGTACAGCACAGGTAGACGATAGTATCAGAGAAGAATTCGATACCGAATTTAGACTAGCGTTTGCTGAAAACGGAAGCGCTTCAGGCGTAGCAACTATTAGAAGAGACATCGGGGCGAAGTCTATTTCTTTACCGAAATACGACCAGCTTAACCTAGCTACTACGCCGCTAGACGAAGTAGAAGACGTAAGCAGCGAGGCTATGTCTGATAGCGCGGTTATCATTACGCCGCAGGAATACGGTAACGTAGTAACTACTACTAAACTAGCTAACCTTCAGACTGGCGGTATGGCAGACAGGGCAGCAGCTAGACTAGTAGGTATTAATGCTGGACGTACAGCGAATAAACTAGCTATTTTAGCTATGGACGCTTCTACCAATATCCTTAGGGCTGGCAACCAGGCAGCTACAGGCGCCATTACAGCAGCCGACGTTATGGACGGTTCGCTTATGGGTAAAGCTTATAACGCTTTAGCTAGAAATAACGTACCTGGACTAGCAGGCGGCGACTACGTAATGGTAGCGCATGAAGACGTTATTTTCTCAATTCGTGAGCAGGCCGGCGCAGCGTCCTGGACTGATGTACATAAGTACGCTTTACCTGAAACTGTTTTGAGAGGGGAAGTCGGAATGTATAAAGGCCTAAGGGTAATTCGCGATAATTTAAGTACTATTCAAGCTGGCGCAGGCGCAGGCGGTATCGACGTTTATAACAGCTACGTAGTAGGTTTTAACGGTCTAGGGCTAGCAGTTAGCCAAGACGTAGAAATGCGCGCTACAGGGCCTTTCGATAAATTATCAAGGTTTATCAATATGGGCTGGGCTGCATGCTGGAATTTTAAAATCGTAGAGCCAGACGCTATCGTTAAACTAGAGTCGGCAGGACAGTAAGAACTATAAAACTGAATAAAAATAGGGGGCGGGGGGTAACTTCGCCCCTTTTAGTTTAAGGGGTACTTATGTCGTTCTATGGCGCTATGAAAATAAGACACGTAAAAGCTTCTACCGAAGAAAAGCTAGAGGCAGAAATAAGAAAGCTAGAGGCTTTACACGACGGTATGCTTAAAGCTATTACTTTATACCGTTCGGGTAGCCAGGTAGTATTCTGGTATTATCACGACTACCAGAAAGCAGGCGCGCCTAAGACCGGCGAAAAGGTTACCGCAGAAGAAGCTACAGGGCATACTAAGGTAGCTAAAAAGAAGACCAGGCGAAAAAGTAAGGCGGCTAAATAATGTCTGATACGTACGATAAAACTAGCCGCTTAGGTATAAATTTCGAAGACTTAGAACATGCTAGTTATAAAAAAACGCGTACAGATAAAGTAGCCAGAAGGGTATCTAACGAACCAGACGAACCTTTATACGTAGCCCTTATAGACGCCCCCGACGAAGAAGACTTTTTTATACAAGACGAATTAAGCGGTATTTTAAAAGAACAGCTAACAGAAATAGTTCGCTATACAGTACCGCCAGGTAAAATATTTAATTTAGACCAGATAACGGTAAGCGGCGACAATATAGCAGAATATACAGTTACTATAGACAGCGTAAAGAATAAGACTAAGCGTACTTACTACGGCGCTAGTCTAAACGAAGAATTTAAGTATAATAGTTATAAGGTAACTGCTGCGCAGATAATTAAGGTAGAGGTTATACATTACAGCGAATTTAACGGCGCTTTCGAAGCGACTATAGAAGGTAGGCTAAATAATGAGTAGCGAAATACAGGCTAAAGAAAAAGAAGCAGAAATTTTAAGGCTAAAACATAACGTAGCAGAAGCCGAACTAAAACTACTTAGAAAGAAAGCAGAAATAAAACAACTAGAAAAAAATATAATTAAGTATAAAGAAATACTTAAAAATAAAGAAGGGGTAAGTAATGAGTGATTTTAGAAGCGGTCTACCGGTAAGACTATTCGACGAAGATAACCTGGCGTATACGGCTAATAACCCGTTACCTGTAGCTATTGAAGAAAGCGAAGCCGACGAAATACACGACTTCGACGAAGCGGTAGACGTATTAAAAAGAAATGGCGCTGTAGTTACTAGCGCTAACCACGACTACACAGTAAGCGCGGGCAAAACTTTTTTACTAAGTAGGGTACTTTTCGCCGGTTCTGGACGTATGAAAGTAGAATTGCAGGTAGAAACTGCGGTAGCTTCAGATACTTTTAATACTGTAGCCGTAGGTTTTAGTTCTACTTCTAAACTTTCAGACGCTATCGAATTAGAAAAGACATATAAAGTGGAAGCCGGGGTAAAAGTTAGGGTAGTAAAATCTAATTTAGATAACGACGACCAGTCGTTATATTCTACTATTATCGGCGTAGAAAAATAAGAAGGTAAATAGTGGGCGACATAGATAACGATATAAAAGCTTCTTCTACTACTCGTATAGTCGGTAGTGACGAACTTTTCGCCGCCGACGTATCGAGAAGCCAGGACGGTATAAACCGCCTAAAGGTAGACAGTGAAGTATCTCCTAAGTCTATAGGCGGTTTATTTATAGACCAGTTTAGTAATAACGGTTCGACTGCTTTAAATATAAATGCTTCTGGCGCGCCAGTCGAATTTACTATACCTTTAAAAAATCAAGATACTGCTATAAATTCTATTTCTATATATGGACGCGATAATGGTATACAATTCGGCCAGTTTTTAGCGATAAACCAGCCTTTAAGCGTAGGAATAATTTTCGAAATTAAAAGCGACGATAATACTTTTAGTTCACCGGCCATAGTTACTACAGACGACTTTAGAAACAAGTTCTGTATATCACCGCGCGACTTCGTAATAGACGTATTTTCTAACGAAGACGTTTTTACCGCTGCTTTCGTGTCGCCGTCGCCTATAATTATAAGGGGGCAGAATACTTTCGCTACGCCGGACTATATAAAGGTAATTATAAACGATAATATTTCGGCGGTAAATTATTTAGAAGCTTCTGTATTCGGGGCTAGCTTATGAGTATTTCTATACCTACTATTACTAAAAATATAAAAATAGATTTTAATAACGCGCTTATAAATTTAAATAATAGTAACGAAGAATATAATACAGTTTACGAGTATAACGGCTATGGCGACTTTTACTCATGTACTATAAACTTAGATAAAAAAGAAATAATACTGCTTTTAAAAGTAGACGATAACATTATTTTCGAATTCGACTTAGAAGAATATAGTAATACTATAAATAACGCCGGTATAGACTTCGGTATAGTACCTATAGCTTACGACTTCGACCAGAAGCTTCTAAATATAAATTTCGGTAACCCTATACATTATAATAGTAGGATAGTAATTTGCGCTAAGTCTAACGATAATAGGGCTAAAAAAATAGAAGGCGTAGTAGTATTACTAACTAAGGATAATTAAAAATGAGTAGTAGCGCTTTTAGTAAAAAATACGTACCGCAGGGTAGACTATTTAGAAGAAAGCATGGCTTTAAAAGCGCAGAAATACCCGCGGGGCAGTCTGGCATTATAGAGCTAGTAGTACCCTACGACTTAGCGAAAATAAACGAAATAGAAATAACTAACGCTAAAGAAGGCGTTTTACTAGACTTTAAAGTATACGATACGCCTACAGGCGCTATAAGTACTGTACCTAACTACATGCTTAACCAATTCGGCTTCGACGTAGAACTACCCGACGGCTTTTACCGCGATAGAAGTAACTACGACGCCGACGTACAGCTAGGCATGAAAATAGAGCTAACCGTAAAAAATAATACTTCAGAACCTTATACAGCTAGGGGTAATGTCGTCTGGCATGAAATAAAGGTTTAACATGAAAGTAAGCATAGTACAGGCATGTTCTAAAAATAAATTTCCTTTTAATATTGTAGCTTTAGCTATTAAGTATTTTCAGAATACTAACTATTCGCATTACGCTATCGAAGTAGACAGCGGCGAAGGAATGCTACTGTATTACGATAGCACAGGTAGGGGTACGCGTAAGCGTACCCTTTCTTCTTTTAACAGTAGTCACCGAATTACTAAAAGGTTTACCGTAAACGAACTTATAACCTTTATAGAATATTCAGACTTCTGGGCTAAACATGAAGGTAAAAGCTACGGCTTTATTCAAGTATTCGGACTACTTTTAAAACTGGCTAATATTATAAAAAATAACCCGTTCGGTAAAGGGGCTAAGCGTATTATATGTAACGAATTAGTAATATTATTTTTAAACGAATTCGGCTATACTAATATTGTAGATACTGATAGCCTAGACTTAAACGATACCGAAGAAATTTTAAAGAAGGTATTATATGAAAAGTAAAGAATTTTTTACAGTTAAATACGAAGCCCAGGATATAAGTATCCTGGTAAAAGACTTTTCTAAAGATACTGCGAATTTACCTTTACTTTCTACAGAATATTTATACGTCGGCTACTATAAACCGTTTAGACAGTTTTACCTAGCTTTCGATACTTTAAATACTGAAGCGGCTACGCTTACTTTCGAATACTATAACGGTAGCGCCTGGGTAGAATTACCCGCAGTTATCGACGAAAGTTTAAACTTTAAGCGCAGCGGTTTTATATATTTTACCCGGCCAGAAGACTGGAAGGCTGCGACCGTAGAAAGCGACGATAATTTTTATATACGTATTTCTTCAGACGTAGACTTAACCCCTGCTACCAGTCTAAAAGGCCTAGGGGTACTATTTTCTAACGATAGCGACTTAGAAGCTATTCGCTCTACCATAGTAAGTAAACTTAATAACGGTAAAAGCTGGGTAGAAAAGCACGAAGCCGCCAGAAAGTATTTAATACAGCAGCTAAGAAATTTAGGGCATAGAAAAGTTAAGGATAGAACTAGCCAGGGTAATAGCGGGCTATTTTTTAGTAACGAAGAAAAAGATAATAGATACTATTCTAATTTAACAGAATTCGACTTACTAGAACCTTTCGAACTACGCGAAGCGGCCAAGTATAAGGCGCTTTCTATGATATATTTAGAAGAATTAAGCGACGAAGAAGACGATAAGTACTTTCGTATGGGAAGTAGACATGCTAAGACCAGCGACGAAATGTTTAACCTTTTCATGCTTAAAATAGATAAAGACGACGACGGCGTAGAGGACTTAGAAGAAAGCGAAGGGTTTACAGGGACGGCTTTAGTATGGCGATAGTAAGCGAAATTATAGAAGCGGCTAGGCCTATACTAGAAAGCATACTAGCCGACTATAGTAAACTAGACTACGAATATATAGTAGCTTCTAATAGCGAAAGAAGCTTAGAAAAACGCTACGGCTTTATACCTTCTGCCGCTAGCTTCGTAGAGGGGCAGGCGCTAGGGTTTACGACTTTAGACCAGGCTTTTTTACTTACTTTAACAGATACTTATATAAATAGAGACTGCGACGAACCGCTACGCGACGTATTATTTAACATGTACGCAGAAGTACAGGACGTCTTAAAGGAATTACAGAAAAGTAAGCTGTCTTTACCTACCCCCGCTAACCGCGTTCTGCTTATTTCGGGTTTAAGCATAGACGAACCCGAAATTATAGAAGAAAATAGTATAGTGGTATTAAGGGCAGTTTTTAATTTTAGATACCAATATAGAAATAACTAAAGGGGTTAAAAATGGCTATAGGACTTGTAACTGACGAAGGTTCGGTATTCGTCGAAAAAGAAGTAACCGAAGGTACATACGTAGCAGAAAGCGCAGGCGGTAAAGCTATCGAAGTACTTTCAGACGGCTTAGAATTTACGCCTACGAAAGAACTTTTAGAAAGAAATAATAGAACTAGTACTGTAGAAAAAGTACCTGGTAGAGTAGGCCAGAAGTCTATGGCTGGTACAATTCCTACAGAATTTAAAGCCGGTAACTTGGAAGGTAGCGAACCTGAAACTACAGACTTATACGAAGCGCTTTTAGGCGGTAAACAGTCTTATACTGCTTCTACTTCTGACGTAGGACATACTACTAGTAGGGTACAGCTAGCAGACGGCGACGCCGCTAAGTACGAAGTAGGCTTTATCGTAAAAGTTAAAGAATACGACGCCGCTGGCGACGAAGACCACGTAAGCCCTATCGTAGCTAAGTCGGAAGCGTTAGGAGATAATTATATAGACTTACTAGTACCATACGGTAGAGCGTTTACAGATAACGTAGAAGTAGCCGCGGGGGTAGCTTACTTTCACCAGTCCGGGCAGCCTACGCTTTCAGTTACTAACTACCTGGGCGGTAAAATTCGCGAAAAAGCTATAGGTATGCGCTGTACTAGCGGCGAAATGTCTAACTTTACTACTGGGCAGTTACCGCAGGTATCTTTTAGCCTAGAGGGGCTAGACTTCGAAAGAGAGGTAGGGCAGCCATTATTCGCGCCTACTTACGACGATAGTTTACCGCCGGTAACCCTATGCGCGAAAGTTTATCAAGACGACGCCGAACTGGTACTAAATAATATAGAAGTATCTATGGCTAATACCTTAGGCTTTTTAACTTCGACTGCTTCTAAGTCTGGTAAAATTTCTTCGCGTATTACAGAATTCGTATGTAACTTTTCAGCTAACCCATATATGGAAGACGACGACGTAGACCAGTTCGATAAGTTCGATAAAAATAGCGCTTATTCTATTTTCGGTTCTGCGCATAACCCAGGAAGCGCCAGCGACAGCGAACACTTACAGGTAATTTCTTTCTATATGCCTAACTGTAGAAGTACCGAAATTTCTACCGGCGACGAAGACGGTATTTTAACAGACGCTATTAGCGGGCAGGCTTATAAAGACTTGGGTAACGATACGGTATTTATCTGCTTTATTTAAGCAGCTTGCAATTATCCTTCTAATATAATAGGGTTATCTGTAAGGGTAACCCTTTTTATTTTAGGTAGGTATAACTTATGGCTATAGTAGTTAAAGCTTTATCAGAAGACTTTAAGGTAGAGATAACCGCAGAAGAAGAAAAGCTAATTTTTACTTTTAAGCAGCTAGACTTTAAGACTAAAAACTTAATTACTTCTTTAATTACCGGCGTCGAAGGCGGGCAGTATACGCTAGATACTGGCCTACAGATTTTCTTAAATATTAAATACGGCCTGGTAGACGTAGAAGGCTTAGTAGACGAAGAAGGTAATAAGTACGAACTAAGGCGCGAAAGCGAAAAAGGGCCTATTACAGACGACTGCGTAGACGAACTACTAGCTACGGCGTTTACTAACCAGCTACAATTTACAGCCCGCGAACTAGGCCGCGCTGTACTACCTACAGAAATTAAGAACCCTTTAACCGGTAAAGCGGTAGAAGGCGTTAAAATAGTATCTGGTACTAAAGGCGTTAAAAAAAAGTCTTCGAAAGCCTAGATATAACCGACGTATGGCGGCTACTAGGTAATTATATAGAGGCTGCCAGTACCCTTACAGAATACGAATATATAACCTTAATAGCTTCTTTAGAAGCTAACTTCGAACCTAAAAAATTTCATTGCGCTACATGTATTACGCAGCATGGCAGCAGCCCTAGAAAGATAGCTAAAGGCGACCGCGCGCGTCAGATAAGGGGCTGTAATAAGTTCGGCGTAAAAGCATATAAGTTAAGTAATGTTCTATACGATAAATGCCCTGGTAATTACGTAAAGCAGTTAGTTTACTTTTTAGAAGCTTTTAGCCAGTACGAAAAGGGTATG